GATGAAAGGTTTGATGCTGTTGTAGATATTGACGGATTACCCCTTTATAAGACACAGAGTGAAGCAGAAAGTATTGCTAGTATGATGGGTTGTGAGGGTTCTCATCCACACGACTACGAAGGTGAGACATTGTATATGCCTTGTAAGAGTATGGAGGATACAAAGAAGTTATGGGATGAGAGTTCAACTGAAGAGTTATGTGATAGTTGTTCTATGACTGAAAATAAGGGGGTAGAATTGGACGAACTATTGGAAGATGGGTATGTGATAAGTAATGTGGTAGAACTTGACGAGGAGGAGAGTTTAAAACTAATTGAGGATTACAGAAATAAGGTGAATGGTAAGTATTCAAGAGAAGAGTTTTACAATATTGTTGCTGACCCAAATAAACCTTCAATACAAGATGGATTTGGAAAGAAGGTAAGATATATCTATGTGGTTGGTGAAAGTAGAGCACCCCTTATTTCTACTTCAAGACAATTCTGTAAGGATATGGTTGGTAAGAAACAACTGGTCTATAGATTTGAAGATATACAGGATTTAAACGCACAACTCACCGCAGAGGATGGTGATAGAAAGATTATACCCCGTCCAAAAGGGACTTCACCAAATATTTTTATATATCACGGAGGTGCTAATTGCGCCCACAAGTGGGTTCAGTTATGGTTTGACGAAGATATATCAAGAATACCAAAAAAACAAACAAGAGCCGTAAGTAAAGCGGATGTTGAAACAAACGCACCAGGTGCTTCAGGTAGAGTTAATCAAAAGGTCGCATATTCAAAACACGAAAAACCTGAAGACATGCCAGTCTTTTATGAATACGGATTACCTGTATATGAGAAGGAAGAGATGGCTGTATGGAAGAGTGAAATAATGGGTTGTAAGGGTGAATACGATGAGGTTAATAAAGATGGAAAGACCTACTATAGAACTTGTAAATACAAGGAGAATAAGGAGGAATTTAAGGAACAATTTGAGTTCAAGAAGGACGAAGAAAAGAGAATGATTTATTCCCCTGCGATGATACCCGACAGGTTAATTAGAAGATTTGATGGGCGGGATGAATATTGGGTATATTTCACCAAAGAAACAATAGAAAAAATAGCACATAAGTTCTTAATGGAGAAGCGAGTAAATTATACCAACTTGGAACATACAGATAAAAAGTTTGACGACATTTATATGGTAGAAAGTTGGATAATCGTAGATGAAAAAGATAAGGCGTATTCATTAGGATATACAAAGAAAGATGTTCCCATAGGTAGTTGGATGGTCGGTTATAAGGTCAAAAACGACGATGTATGGGAAAATCAAATAAAGACCGGTAAGGTCAAAGGATTGTCCGTAGAGGGGGAATTTGAATTAATAACTCAATCTTTCTCAAAAGACGAATATTTATATAATAAAATCATAAACATTCTTAAAAACACAAAGTGAAAATGTTAAAACCAACAGAAGCAATCGGTAAAATTAAAGAACTATTAGGTCTTGAATTTGCTGATACAAAACAGGAAAAGTTTTACACTTCATCACTTGCTGACGGGACACCAGTTACTAACAACACAGATAGTGAGAAGTTAGAATTGGGTGATACTCTTTATGTTGTTTTAGATGATGGAAACTTGGTTCCAGGACCAGCAGGAGAACACACCTTACAATCAGGTGAAGTTATTGTGTTGGATGAGGAAAGTAAGGTAGTGGAAATCAGAGAAGACAGAGAAGAAGTTGAAGAAGAAGCCCCCGATGAGGTTGAAGTTGTTGTAGAACAAAAGGAAATTGAAGAAGAAATGAGTGAAACTGAAGAAATGAGTGAAGACACTTCATTAGTTGAGTTGAAAAACGAGATTAGTGAAATGAAAGAAGCATTATCTAAAGTTTTAGATTTGTTCCAAGATTTTTCAGCACAGACAGAGGAGGAGTTCTCCAAAGTTATTACTGATATTGATACCCTTAAAAAAGAACCAGAGGTTGAAAATATCAAAAATAAAGCAAAAAGCAATAAACAGGTTGTTGAAAACTTCGCAGACTATAGAGTTCAACAACTAAAAAAGTATTTTAATTAATAATAAAATGAAAAAGAATTTGAATTTTTCGTATGACTTATCTGGTCTAAATGCATGGTCTAACGAGCGTGCTGACGAGATGTTATTGAAGAGTGTATTGGGTGCTACTACCCCAAGATACGCTCGTATTTACCCAAATATGAAGGGAACCAGCATGAAAGTTGGTGTTATGGCTTCAACGCCAGTATGGCAAGACGGATTGTCTTGTGGTTTAACCCCAACAGGTTCAACAGAAATTACACAAGTTGAAATCGTTGGATGTTATAAAACAAACAGAATGAATAACTGCGGTAATGAGTTAAGAGATTACTTCTTATCACAGGCTTTGACTAACTCTTTATTCCAAGAGAGTATCCCATTTGAGGAGTTGTTCGTTCAAGATTTATCAAACAGAAGTGCTGACTTTATTGAAGTTGAGGCATGGCAGGGAAGTGCTTGTGGATTTAGTGGTATCACCGCAGAAGTTGTTGCTTCAGGTGTTGATGCTGGTGCATACACAGCATTGACTACTACAAACGCTATTGATGTATTGAATACATTAGTATTGTCTTTACCTTCAGCAGTTCAAAGAAGAGATGACTTGGCTATCTTTATGTCGTTCGGTGATTACAGAGCGTTCATCGGAGCATTGGCAAAGAGTTCATCTATGAACCTATTTACTTTGGGTGATGAGAGTGGTTTATCAACTGAAACTACGGTGTTCTTACCTGGTTCAAACATTGCTGTTGTTCCAACACAAGGTCTTGACGGACAATCAACTATCGTTCTAGGTCCAACACAAAACATCTTGATGGGTGTTGCTGCTGACGATGGTATGGAAGTTAGAGTTCAGTATGACCCATTTGAAGATAATGTTGCTTCATTAACCAAAGTTGGTTTCGGAATTGGTATCCACGAACCAAATAACTTCGTTTATCTTCAGTGATAAATAAATAAACAAACTTAAAACATAATATAATATGAGTTGCTATATAGACGCAGGACTTACTTTAGGATGTAGAGACGCTGCCATCGGTGGTATCAAAGCGGTATATATCTTGGGTGATTCCGGAAACACAATCAGTAGTATCACTACTGATGCTGACGACCAAATCACTGCTATCAGTGGAACGGGTGTTATGTATAAGTTTGAGTTAGTTAAAGGTTCATCTTCATTTGAAGAAACAATCGCAGTTAATGCGACTTCTAATAGTGTTGTTTATCAACCTTCATTAACTTTGAACTTAACAAAGTATGATAATGTCTTGAGAAAGGCATGGTTTGAATTAACCAAACAACCAGAATTCTTCGTTGTTGTTGAAGACAATAATGGAAGATACTGGTTCCCTGGTGAGGTAAATGGTATGACGATTACAGATGGTTCTGTATTTACAGGTGCCGCCTTCACTGATGCGAATGGTTCAACCTTAACAGCAACAGGTGGAGAACCTGCTGCTACAAGAGAGATTGAAGTTGCTACGACTATTGACGCTGTCTTTAGTGGTATCACCTTTGACGCAGTTTAATTAAACTAAAGAGGAGTGAGTGAGGGGTAGTTCCCTCCTCACACCTTTTATTAAAAAATAGACCCCTTAAAATGATTAGATGGAATGGTAAAAGATATGTCCCCGCTGGTGTAAAACCTCTTATGAATAGAAAGGGGGTTAATGTGCCAGGTATGCCAAAAACCAAGTGGATTGCTTCTTGGGTTGGAGGAGAAAGTGAATTGGAATGTGATTTCACTTATGAGATACTGGTGACCCCGACTCCGACCCCCACAAGTAGTAATACTCCGACACCGACTACAACCAGTACGCCGACTCCCACAAGTAGTTCAACACCGACGCCTACTTTAACACCCACTCCTTCAACTCCATCTTTAGACCCTGATGCTGCCGCATATCTCGCTGATGTTGTCGCTTCAGGTGGAACAACAAACCCAACAATAGAGGCTGCTGTTGATACATTATTTACAGACCTGAAGACTAATGGATTGTATCTTTATATGGAGGCTATGTATCCATTTGTTGGAGCAACAGCATCATCACATAGTATAAACGCATTAGGTAATAAAACCTATGATATTACTTGGTATGGTGGTTTAACTCATAATGTTAGTGGAACAACAGGTAATGGTAGTAATGGATATGGTGATACGCATGTAGTTCCTAATCAAATATTCCCACAAGACGACTTCTCATTTGGTGTGTATCAAACAACAAATAATGTAAATAATGGATTTAATTTAGGTTTATTTGAAACTGCGAATGATGTTCCTATAATTCAAATGACAAGTAATTACTCAAGTAATTATTTTTTAAGAGCGGGTAGTTCAACACAAGTACAAACAGCAAATGGTGGAAATATTGACGGACAATATATCATAAGTAGAACATCAAGTAGTTTAGCGAGAATGTATAGGAACACTACAGGTGTTTTAGATTCTACAACAAGTTATACTAACGGAACGGGAACATATAGTAGTTTTGTATGGAATTTCTCAACTGGTGGGGGTAATCCATTTAGTGGTGGATATTCTAACCAAGAAATGAATTTTATATTCTTTATGAGTAAAGGATTAAACGCAACAGAAGTATCCACATTAGACGGTATAATAAACACATTCCAAACATCATTAGGAAGAAATACATATTGATATGGCAGGAATAAGAATAAAAAGTAATAACTTTAACGGAAAGAGTGTTGAAATCACTTTTAACCCCTTCTCTGGTGGAACAATAAATTTGGGGACACAAACAATCCCCTATGATTATCTTTCATCAAACTATGAGGGTGATTATTCAATCTATATTCCTGAATATGATAAGACCTGTTCTTTACAGGTTGGAGTTCCCCCTTCACCTACGCCAAGTCCATCTATAACCCCAACCTTAACCCCAACCCCAACTCCAAGTCCCACACCTATTATAGGTGATTTCATTATAACACAAGATGGTGATATATTGGAAGCACAGAACGGAGATTTAATTGAATGGTTTGAGCAAACATTAGACCCTGATGCTGCCGCATATCTCGCTGATGTTGTCGCTTCAGGTGGAACAACAAACCCGACAATAGAGGCTGCTGTTGATACATTATTTACATCACTTAAATCAGCAGGTCTTTATAGTAAGATGTATGCTATGTGGCCGTTTATTGGAGCAACTGCTTCATCACATGCAATTAATGCATTAGGTAATACATCATACGATATTACTTGGTTTGGAGGAATGACACACGATGTGAGTGGTTCAACAGGTAATGGTAGTAATGCATATGGTAGATTAGGTATAACTACTCAAGATACATTACAAGATGATTATTCATTTGGTTATTATCAATTTACAAATGATTTAACAAGTAATAACGGTCAAGCAATTAATATGGGAGCGAACCAATTCGGTTCAACAAGAAGACCAGGATTACAAATTTCATCCACATTTGGTAATAATACATATTTCTTTAGAAGTGGTGATGATACAAGTTCATCATTAAGTAATAGTGGTAATAGTGATGGTTTTTATGTTGGTAATAGAACAGGAAGCACAACAAGTGAATTGTATAGAAATGGTAGTTCATTAACATTTATAAGTGGTTCATATACTGAAGGAGGAACTGCTCTTGAGATGTATTTATTTAACTTTAATACTAATACTAGTCCATTTAATAATGGATATGTTGCGGAAGGTATGAACTTTAGTTTTGTGGGTGAAGGATTTAACTCAACTCAATTAAGTAATTTATCAACAATCATAAACACATTCCAAACAAGTTTAGGAAGAAATACATATTAATATGGAAGTAAGAATTTTAACATTAGTAGAAAAAGAAGCGATAGAGGGTAAATTATACGCTCCCTCATCATATTTCAATCCCATAGAGGATTGTAATGACGAATGGATAATCTCCCAACAGGAGTGTGATAATTGCGTCAATCCTGACTATGAATGGGTAAAAGATTTACCTGTTATTGAATACTGCCCTAAACCAGTTCCCCCAATAACAGGAGACACAATATAAATAAAACAAATTAAACAAACAATAAAATGGCTTTAATCGTAAATGGAAATATAGAATTAAGTAATGGTTTATCGGTAAATAGTTGTTATGCGAGAACAAATTACAGAGTGAATGATAGTAGCAGTAGTGTTAGTATTATGGTTGATTATTGGGTAGATAAAAACGCTTATGAAACAGAAAAGGGTGGGATTAAACCTACTTTTAATGTAAGTGGTAGATATCCATATAACAGAGATATTGATGGTAGTGATGTATTGGATTTCACACAAATCAAAATAAAAGAACAACTTGAAGGTTTAGGATATTCAGTTGTAATAACAGAACTTTAATAATTTAAGATATGGCGAATAAGACAATCCCTCAACTTCCCGAACAGACTGGTAAGACCAACGATGACTTACTCGTCATAGTTGA